CTGTTACAGCTTTAGGTAGAAAGAAGATGGGGCGAAAGGGTATTGGAAAACTTGCAGCTTTGTCTGTTTCTGAGAAAACAATGAGAAAGAAAATTATTGCACTGCTTATGGTTGCTATGGTTGCAACGTTAGCCGGATGTGGTTCTTCCGGGACGAAGGAAAAAAAGAAGGCGGAAGAAAAAAAGCCAACCTATGAATCCGTCTATAAGGAGTACAGCCAGAAGATGAAGGATGCTACACCGGGTCTGATTGAAGAGTACAAGAAAGATGCTGAGGGTGTATCTGACATGAACAAGCTGGCAAACATCAGCGCAAAGAAAACAGAGAAGCTTGCAAACATTTGTGCAAAGGGTGGAAAGAGACTCGCCGCAATCCACACAAAAGAAAACGACGACGAAGAAAAGTACAATGAGTGGATGAACAAGCTGACTGATGTATATCAGGATGAAGCACAAAAAATAACAGATGCATATCAAGATAGTGTACTTGGATAAAAAATAATAGTCGGGGCGTAAAACCGCTCCGGCTATTTTATTTAGATGACCGCCGAGAGGCGGTTTTTTTATGCAAAAATGGAGGGCATATGAATATTGAATATGTCAAAACCGGAAGCGTAAAGCCGTACGATAAAAACCCACGAAGAAATGATGATTCGGTAGAGTTTGTGGCGAATTCAATTAAAGAGTTCGGATTTCAGCAGCCTATTGTTGTTGACAAGGATATGGTTGTTATCGCCGGACACACAAGACTTAAGGCGGCGAAAAAATTAAAGTTGAAAGAAGTCCCGGTGATAGTAGCCGACAACCTAACAGACGAACAAGCAAAAGCCTATAGGCTTGCGGATAACAAGGTTTCGGAGTCGTCTGAATGGGACTTTGAGCTGCTGGACGATGAGCTGAACCAGATTCTCAATATTGATATGGATGATTTCGGATTCGACTTCACGGAAGATGAAGAAGATGAAGAGCCGGAAGAAAAACACAACGAAAGAGAACGGACCGGGAACGCTTACAACCTATCTGAATATGACCGAGTCAATGCGGTGGGTGACTATGATATTCCACGGCTGGACCCGGTAGATTACGTGCCAAAGGACTTGATACCGTTCAATTACATGTTAACGAGCAACGACTATGGCAGCGGGGTACACTTTTACGTTGATGATTATCAATTCGAACGTATATGGAATTGTCCGGATGAGTACCTAGATAAGATGTCCAAATTCGACTGCATGTTAACGCCGGATTTCAGCTTGTATATGGAAATGCCTATAGCAATGCAGATATGGAACACGTACCGGAGCAGGCTTATTGGTCAGATGGCACAAAGACGGGGGATAACGGTTATCCCAACGGTCAGTTGGTGCAGAGACAATAGTTTTGACTTCTGCTTTGACGGGCTGCCGGAGAGAGCTACACTGTCCGTCTCGACCATTGGAATCAAGAAGGAAGATTATAACTTTGGCGTGTGGAAGGATGGAATGGATGAACTGCTGCTGAGATTGCAGCCGAAAAGGTTGTTAGTGTACGGCGGAAAAGTCCCATATGATTATGGTGATACAGAAGTTATATATTACAAGAATATGACAACTGAAAGAATGAAACAGAAGGGGGATGTGGTATAATATGGGTGGTAGAGGAGCATCGGAAAACGGCAGATATTCCGGAGGCGGAACATTAAACCCTGAGGACATAACAAGCATGGAGGACCTTGTCAGCATGAGAGAGGGACTGCCGAGGGAAGTTGACGAAATGCTGTCAGTAGGTAAAGATGTTCACGACAAATACGGAGAAGATATTGGGAATTTGGGCGCCGCAACGATTAAGGAAGGTAAAGGCGGCGTTCTCGGATTCTTTGGCGGTGATGAAATCGGAATCAATAAGAAATTTTTGGATTCTAAGAAAATGGATAAAGTCATGGATGAGTCAATCAAAGACGGGTTTCATCCGTCGAGAGGCAAGAAAACAGGGTTGCAGGCAGTGGCAGCGCATGAATACGGTCACAAACTGACAGAAGCAGCAGGAAGACGGCACGGAAAGTCGCTGGATGCCATGGCGGATGATATCGTCAAGGAAGCACGACAAGCGACCGGTCATAGAGGTGTCGTTAAAATGGCATCCAAAATCAGCCGATATGCAACGGCAAGCAATGCGGAAGCAGTAGCGGAAGCGTTCGCCGATGTTTATTGTAACGGCGGAAGAGCCAAAAGGGAAAGTATCGCCATTGTAAACGCATTGGACAAGCGTTTTGGATTATAAGGAGGTAAGAAATGAAAAAGAACAGAGAAGTCACGTATTCGGAGCCGGTAGATTATATTCCGAAAGAATTGCGGAAGAAATACAAAATCGGAGAGTTTGCCGATGAAGAGGACGAAGAAGAAGAGAAAAAGAAAAGCAAATAGCAATCGTGAAAGGGACTTCAAACGGGGTCCCTTTTATAATGCCGAAGGAGAAAGTGATGAATATTCAGCAGGTAAAGATTGAAATGGTAAAACCGTACGACAAGAATCCGAGGAAGAACAAAGCGGCGGTTGACTATGTGGCAAATTCTATTAAAGAGTTTGGGTTCCAACAGCCAATCGTAGTTGACAAGGACATGGTCGTGATTGCAGGACATACCCGCCTGAAAGCTGCGAAAAAACTTAAAATCAAGGAAGTCCCAGTAGTTATTGCAGACAACCTCACCGAAGAGCAGGTGAAAGCGTATCGTCTCGCAGACAACAAGACTGCGGAAAAGGCGGAATGGGACTTCGATTTGTTAACCGATGAACTTCTCAGCCTTCAGGAATTGGATTTCGACATGGAGCAGTTCGGGTTCGACTTCGATTTCAGCGAGGATGGAGAGGTCGTCGAAGATGAAAGCTGGGAAGCAGAAGTGCCGGAGGAGCCAATATCCCAGAGAGGTGACATATGGGCGCTTGGTCGGCACAGGCTTATGTGCGGGGACAGCACGGATGCGGCTGATGTTGCGTTGCTGATGGATGGCAACAAAGCGGACATGCTTCTCACAGACCCGCCTTACAACGTTGATTACACCGGAAAGGCGAGCGAACTTGAAACAAAGAAAATCGAAAACGACAAGATGGAGGATTCTGCATTTCAAGACTTTCTGACAAGTGCATTCTCGAATGCAGAAGAGAATATGAAGGCTGGAGGGGTTTTCTATATTTGGCACGCAGGACTCGAAGGTCCAAACTTTATGACCGCCTGCAAAAGGGTGGGTTTCCAAGTGCGCCAGATTCTTATATGGAACAAGGACTCCTTGGCAATAGGAAGACAAGATTACCAATGGAAACATGAACCCTGCCTGTATGGGTGGAAAGACGGAGCAAGCCACCTCTGGGCATCAGATAGAAAGAAGACCACAGTATTGGACTTTGAGAAGCCGCAGAAAAACAGCCTGCACCCTACGATGAAGCCAATAAAACTGTTCGACTACCAAATCAAGAACAACACCAAGGGTGACGATATTGTTCTTGACCTATTTGGAGGAAGCGGAACCACCATCATGGCTGCAGAGCAGAATGGCAGGAGAGGGTTTGTCATGGAATACGACCCGAAGTTCGTAGACGTAATTGTGGACCGGTGGGAACAGTTCACCGGAATGAAGGCGAAGAAAATTAACTAGTAAAGGGGATTAGAAAATGGCAACTACAGAAAATCTAAAACCGCCAACAAGCACGAGTGAAGCAAGGAAAAGAGGCAAAAAGGGCGGCATTAAATCAGGGAAAGTCCGAAAAGAAAAGAAGGCGATGAAAGAGACCGCCGAAATGATTCTAGGGCTAACCCTCAAGGATGGAACAGTAACCGACCTTGAAGATATTCAGAGCATGGCGGCAGCTAATGGGAAGAATATCACGGTTCAGGATGCAATCATCTTGAAGCAGGCACAAAAGGCGCTGAAAGGTGATATCAGAGCGGCAGAGTTCATCAGGGACACCAGCGGAAACAGACCTACCAACGAACAGAGAATGGATGTAGCCGTAGACAATGGATTCATCGAAGCACTGAACGCTGCAGTTGAGGAAGTGGAGCAATGTTCAAGTGGCAGCCACTAAGTCCGAAACAGTTCAACATCTTCTCATGGTGGAACAGCGGTAGCAAGTATTCCGATATGGACGGAATCATTGCGGATGGTTCCATCCGTTCCGGGAAGACCGTAGCGATGGGAACAAGCTTCATCATGTGGGCGATGGAGTCATTCGAGGGGGAGCAGTTCGCCATATGCGGCAAGACATTAGGAGCGCTAAGAAGAAACGTGCTCTCACCGATGCAGAATGTTTTACCAGATATGGGATATGAAATATCAGAGAGCCGCCTCGAAAACAAGTGGACGGTTAGGCACGGAGACAACGTGAACACCTTCTATCTTTTCGGCGGAAAAGACGAAAGCTCACAGAATCTTATTCAGGGCGTCACGCTTGCGGGGGTCCTATTCGATGAAGTGGCACTGATGCCGGAATCGTTTGTGAATCAGGCAACAGCACGTTGCTCTGTAGAGGGTTCGAAATGGTGGTTCAACTGCAACCCGTCAACGCCGTTCCACTGGTTCAAGGTGAACTGGATAGACCGGAAGGAAGAAAAGAATCTTTTGTATCTGCATTTCGAATTGGATGACAACCGGAGCCTATCGGAGCATATCAAGGATAGATACCGGAGCATGTATCAAGGCGTGTTCTATCGGCGGTATATCCTCGGAGAGTGGGTAGCAGCGGAGGGCATTATCTATGATATGTTCAGTGAAAACAGGCACGTTACAAAGGAGAAATACAAGCCTGTGGGCAATATTTACGTGTCGTGCGATTACGGAATACAGAATGCAACTGTATTCCTTATGTGGGCGAAAATAAAAGGCATATGGACATGTATTCGTGAGTATTGCTATTCAGGAAGGGCAAACCTAAAGCAGAAAACGGATGCAGAATTTGTGCAAGATATGAAGATGTGGCTAGACGGCACGATACCGAAAAGGATTATCGTGGACCCGTCAGCCACTTCTTTTATTGCAGAATTACGAAAGAACGGATACACGGTCAAGCGGGGCATGAACGACGTACTGGACGGAATACGGTACACGTCAACCGCACTTGGAAGGGGAGAACTGATGTTCGTTTCTGATTGCGTGAATACCATTCGGGAATTCCATTCCTATATGTGGGATTTGAAGTCAGCGGATGCCGGAGAGGATAGACCGCTGAAAGAGCATGACCACTGCATGGATGCGATGAGATATTTCACTTATACGATTATGAGACAAGAAAAAGTTAAAGTTAAGGGGTTCAAAGAGGGAATCTAATGCATACAAAAAGACCATACGAATTACCAAAGCCAATCACGGCGGACCCGTCAATACTGGAGCATATCACGCCTCAGTTGATAGAGGTGTACATCAATAAGCACGAGAGCAAATTCAAGCGCTATGAATACCTTGAAAACCTATACAAGGGGTTTCACGACGTATATAGACAGCCGGAAAAGGAAAACTGGAAGCCCGACAACAGGCTGGCGGTAAACTTCCCTAGGTACATCACAGACACCTTCCTAGGCTATGCCTACGGCGTACCGATTAAGTGCACAGCACCGGAAGACTCAGAGGATGAGCGGCTGGCAGAATTCTACCGCAATAACGAAATGAACGACCATGATTCAGAGATGGCGAAAATGTGCTGCATCTATGGGCACGCATGGGAGTTCTTCTATCAGGACGAAGAGACCAATACCAAAGTAGTCGCCTATAATCCGAAAGACCTATTTTGTATTGTCGATGATACAGTGCAGCGCCGGGCACTGATGATGATTCAGTACGGGCGGCACACGGTGGACGGCGTGAACAATGGCGTGCTTTACGGCATGGCAGCCACGGCAGACACGCTTTATTACTTTGACAACGGAAAAATCGTTGATAGGAAAGAGAACCCATACGGCTTAATCCCATGTGTCGAGTGGCGACTTAACGAAGAGCGCATCGGACTTTTCGAGGGCGTGGCTGGACTGGTGGAGACGTACAACAGGACACTGGGAGAGAAGGCAAATGATGTTGATGCTTTTGCAGAGGCTTATTTGGCTGTCATCGGGTCCGAGCTTGACGATGAAGACGTGTACCGCATCCGGGACAATAGAATCATTAACCTTTACGGCACAGATAACGCAAAGGATATTCTGGTTCAGTTCATGACCAAACCAACGGCAGACGGCACACAGGAAAATCTGCTGAACCGACTTGAAAATCTGATATATCAGATTTCTATGGTGGCGAACATCTCAGATGAGCAGTTCGGAAACGCAAGCTCCGGTGTAGCTTTGGCTTACAAGCTGCAGGCAATGAGCAATCTCGCCGTGACATTCGACCGGAAGATTGAAAAGAGCCTTAGGAAGCGTTTCAAGATATGGTCAAGCCTATCAACTAACGTGGCTGATAGAGATGTTTGGCGGGATATCGATATCAAGTTTACCCGGAATCTTCCAAAGAATCTGCAAGAGGAAGCACAGACCGCTTCACAGCTTGAAGGTATCGTGTCGAAGGAAACGCAACTATCCGTGCTCTCCATCGTTCCGGACGTTAAAAAGGAAATTGAAAAGATGGAAGAGGAAGAAGAGGAGCAGATGCAGCAGTTGAGCATGTATCAGCAGACCATGGGGGCAGTAAATGGCGAAAACAACGCAGGAAATATTTCTAGCGAAGACGAAGGAGAATCGGGACTATTGGAGAAGTAGAGAGGACCGGCAGGCGGTTGTAAACGAGCATACGATGAAAAACATCGATGCCGAAATTCAGCAGATTTACGAACGGATGGTCCCGGAAATTCAAAAGGAAATTGAATCGTTCTATCAGAGGTACGCCGATAAAGAGGGAATCAGTCTAGCGGAAGCCAAAAAGAGAGTGTCGAAGTTCGATGTAAAGGCTTTTGAGGCAAGGGCTGCAAAAATGGTTAAAGACCGTGATTTCAGCGATGAGGCTAACGAGCTTATGCGGCTGTACAATGCAACCATGCGGATTAATCGGCTGGAGCTTTTAAAAGCGGATATTGGCTTACACATGATAGACGGATTCGACGACCTAGAGAAGCTGACCGGAGAAAAGCTGACCGAGGAAGCCGTGAAGGAGTTCGAGAGGCAAGCGGGAATCTTGGGGAATGGCGTGAAAGGCGCATCCGAAAGAGCTAAAAGCCTAGTGGGGCAGTCTTTCATGAATGCCACATTCAGCGAACGCATATGGAGCAATCAGGAAGCCTTAAGAAATAAGCTATCCTCGATACTCACAAAGGGCTTGATTGGTGGTAAGAGCTATCAAAGCCTAGCGGCGGAGATTCGGAAGGATTTCAATGTATCGGCAAGGGAAGCAATGAGACTGGTTCGAACTGAAATGGTCCGGGTGCAGACACAAGCTCAGATTGATTCGTACAAGGCGAATGGATGGGAAGAGTTCGAATTCCTAGCATACGGCACGGCATCGTGTGAGATATGCAACGCCTTAAACAAAAAGCATTTCAAGATATCGGATTTTCGACCGGCAGAGAATGCGCCGCCAATGCATCCGAATTGCAGATGCCGGACGGCGCCGTATGAGGATGAAGAAGAATATCAGAAGTGGCTAGATTCGTTCGACAAGGAAACAAGCGGAAGGAGTGCAGGTAATGGTGATAATGGAAGCGGCACGATAACAAAGCTCGTAAAAAATATTGATTTTTCAAATATCGGTGGTATCATGAACCTGATAGAACAAACTGAAAGCCATTACAGAAACAATCCATCAGAGTATGAAATAACCATCCCAGCTTCTGGGAATGTGTATCTATCAAAGGGGTTGTCAGGGGCTGTAAATCCGCAAATTGATGAGGATAGAACTGGCGCTTATTCCTATCACAACCATCCACCGGAAGCAACGAACTTCTCATTCAGTGGAGAGGATATTGGGGACTTTATCGAAAAAGGGGAAGCCTTTATGATGGCATCTGATTACAAATATCAATATTTTATCAAAAGGCTTAAGGAAACAAAAGATATTACAAGAGACGATGCAATAAGCATGTTCAACGAAACAAAGAAGGCAATCAATGAAGAGTTGTGGAAAAATGGAGTACCCCCGGAATTAATGGATGATATACTTTTTGATGAAACCGTGAAAAGAATGTCAAAAGAATTGAGGTTTGACTATGAAAGAGGTAAAAATAGCTGATAAAAGCCATCCGGATTATAAAAAATACGAGGAAAAAGGGGAAGAATACAAAAGCCAATATTATAAAAAGCTTGAAGCCTTATCGTCGTTGAATTTGTCGCCGAAAGAAAAAGACAGAGAATCCTGTATAATTCATCGAAAATATATGGATAAAATGAAAAAACTCGGCAAGGAATATGAACAAATATTTACAAAATCCATGCATTATGATGAACTCAGAAGGAAATTGGAGGATAATCATGGCGAAAGATGATACCAACGTAATAACGCATTTAAAAGCTCCATAGCAGCTTTTAAATGTAAGCTCAACAATTATACCTATGAAAGAAAATCGCTCATTACAGGGCGATTTTTTGTATACCCTTTTTCGGGTACGTCCAAGCATTCACGACATTAAACTGTATGGAATATCAAGCATTGCGATGTAAAACACATGGAGGAAATTATGGCAGAAGAAATGAACAATCAGAACACAAGCGCAAACACTGGACAGAATACCGAGCCGAACACTCAGACTGAGCCAAACACTCAGAATGAGCCAAAAGGCGGAGCGGAGCCGGAAAAGAAGTATTCGGATGCAGACCTTGATAAAATCATCGGTCAGAAATACGCAAAATGGAGCGAAAAGACCGATAAAGCTATCGAGGATGCCAAAGCGGAGGCGGTCAAGCTGGCGAAAATGAACGCAGAGCAGAAAGCCGCCTATGAATCAGAGCAGAAAGACCTCAGAATTGCGGAAATGGAAGCACAGCTGCAGAAAATCGCACTAGGCAAGGTTGCCGGTGAGATTCTCAAGGAGCAGGGCATGGATGCTACACAGGACATTCTGGACATGGTCGTAGGCACCACCGCAGAGGATACAAAAACACAGGTGGAAGCGTTCGTGAAGCTGGTCAATGCACAGGTGGAAATCCGGGAAAGACAGCGGGCGACAGGTACCACGCCGAAATCTTACACCGGAGCGGAACCACTGAGCGAAATTGAACGGCGGATTGCAAAGTACAGGAAGTAAAAGGAGTAAATCATGGCAGGTGAAAACAATAATCAGGCAGTAAGACGTTATACCAAGGAATTTAAGGACCTTATGCAGGCGGTATTCCAGAGCCGAGCATACTTTGGAGACTTTTTCGGTGGCGGAATCGAGGCACTGGACGGAATTCAGGAGAATCAGACCGCATTCAGCGTTAAGACTTCCGACATTCCGGTAGCGGTAGGCACTTACAACACCGAGGAGAACACCGCATTCGGAACTGGAACGGGAAAGTCCAACAGATTCGGCAACAGAACCGAGATTATCTATACCAATTCGGATGTTCCTTACAGCTGGGGCTGGAGCTTCCACGAAGGAATCGACCGGAACACGGTTAACAACGACTTCGACACGGCGGTGGCTGACCGTCTTGAGCTGCAGGCTCAGGCAAAGACAACCCAGTTCAATACCCATCACGGAAAGTTCATTTCCGATAGCGCCGCTGAGACAATCGAGGCGGCAGCAATCACCGAGGAAGAGGTTGTAAAGGCATTCAACGCCCTTGCAAAGTACTTTGTGAACATTGGGGCTGTTGGCACAAAGGTAGCAAAGGTTACGCCGGATGTATGGAACATCATTGTTGATTCAAAGCTTATGACTACCGCAAAGGGCAGTTCTGTCAACGTGGACAACAACACCGTGAACACCTTCAAGGGTTTTCAGCTTGAGGTGATTCCGGATGCAATGTTCCAGAAGAACGAGTGCATTTACGCTTACATCACCGGCATCGGTAAGGCGTTTACCGGCATTCAGACGGCTAGAACCATCGAATCCGAGGATTTCGACGGCGTGGCACTGCAGGGAGCCGGTAAAGCGGGTGAGTACATTCTCCCGGCAAATAAGAAGGCGGTCGCAAAGGTTACAGCTACGGTAGCATAGGAGGTAAGTAATGGGTTATGTGGTTATTCATCGGTTCGCAGACACGCAGGATGTGACCGAAACGAAAAACGGTTCAATTCCGTACATTTATGAAATCGGTGACGAGTTCCCACGAGCTGGAAAGCGTGTAAATAAGGGCAGAATTGAAGAGCTGGCGGGTTCGAAAAACAAGCCGGGCTTTCCACTGATTGAGTACACCGAGGAGTGCAACACAAAAACCGTGAAAGGCAAAGGGACGAAGTAGTCAGAAAGGCACGACATGGAAGACTTGTTAGAATTGCTCGATTTGCAAGATGCCGGAGACGAACAGAGGAAGAAGCTGCAAACCATTATGGATATCACAAGCGACAGACTGAAAGTAAAGCTGGGCACCGATGAGGTGCCCAGTCAGCTGTCCTACATCGTGACGGAGGTATCCATTATTCGATTCAACAGGATTGGTTCAGAGGGGCTTTCTTCCCATACCGTCGAGGGCGAATCACTCAATTTCAGCGGAGACGACTTCACGCCGTACGAAAGCGACATTCAAGCGTGGATTGATGAAAACAAAGGCACGTCAAGAAGGGGGCGGATTCGGTTTATATGAGATTTGATAAAGAAGTGTACTTCTATACCGAAAAGTCGGATTACAACGCTCAGACGGGCGATTATGACCGTCGAGAGGTGTCTGAGGTGCCTAGAAGAGCTTCCGTCAACCAAACCGAAACCGCAATGATTCGGATGGTATACGACAGCATACCGCAGGAATCCTTGACGGTCCGGCTGCAAAACAAATATGATAAGCCATTTGATTATATTCGAATCGGCGAAAAGCTCTACAAGGTGGACAAGAGAATCGACTTGTATACAAAGCAAGCGTTTATTATTTCGGAGGTACAGCATGGGCGTTGATATTAAATGGGAAGGGCTCGACAAGCTGCAGGACAACTTAGAAAAAGCCGCCACACTGGACGACATTAAACGAGTTGTACGGCACCAAGAAAAAAACCTTATCGAGACGGCAAGCAAGCACGCCGTGAAAGCAAGTGAGGGCGGAGTTTTTGCAGGTGGCTATTCCGGAGTAGAGCAATCTCTCGGAAACATTAAAAACAATCTGAAAACTGACCTATACGAAGAAGGTTTAGCGGTTGGAATAGGCACAACAGCCGAACACGCCGCCTACGTTGAGTACGGTACCCGGAACATGCCGCCGGAGCCATTCATGGAACCGACGGCACGAGAAGCGGGAGAGAAGTTTGTGAGAGATTTGAGGAAGTTGTTTAAATGATGGATGCACAGCAAAGCCTTTTTACAGGGTTGAAAATGAAGATTGAAGCACTCGGATTAAGCGTGTATGACGGCGGTATGCCTTCTGAGGATGCGCCATACCCTTTTGTTTATCTCGCAGATAACACGATGCGTGATATGATGGTTAAGGGAAGCGGAATCGGCACGGTATCGCAAAACATCCATGTATGGCAGAACGATTCGAAGAAGAGAGGCACGCTCTCACGGATTGCTGCAGAAGTGATGGAGGCTTGCCGGGAGTTCGAGGAGTACGGCGGCACTGGCTACACATTGCGGAGCTTGAGTCAGAAAATCATATCAGACAACAGCACGGCGGAACCGTTGATGCACGCAATTATCGAGGCAGAATATTACTACAGCTAAAGAAGGAGAAGAATTATGGCAACAGCGATTGCAGGAAAGAAAATCATTTATCTTTACCGACTTCTTGAGGATGCATCGAAGGAAGCAGCAAAGCAGATTGCATTTGTTACTGAGAACGGCAGAACGAAGTCGAAGGATGCGGATTCTACAGCAACGAAGGACGGCACTATTCGTACACCGGCAACAGCGGAGGTTGAAATCACGTGCACTTCCATTCTGGCAAAGGGTGACACAATGCTGGACAAGCTGGAATCTGCATTGGATAATGACAAATTGATTGAAGTATGGGAAGCGAACATGGATGAGCCGGTTGAAAGTAAGACAAACCAATACAAGGGCACTTATTTTCAGGGGTATCTGACAGAGATTGAGAGAACAGCCAACGCTGAGGATATGGTTGAAGTATCTCTCACCTTTGGTATCAACGGAGCGGGAGCAAAGGGCAACGTTACCGTAACAGACACGCAGGCAGACATGGCGTCCTATGTATTCAAAGACACTACAGTAGGAGCATAGGTTTTAAGCGGGCGGGGGACGATTGTTCCCCGCTTTTGGTATATGGAGGATTAATATGTACGATATTGAAATCAACGGCACATCATACCCGGTTAAGTTCGGAATGAATTTCATTAGAGAGATGAATCAGAGGGTTACTGTTTCCATGGATGCATGGGGCGGCAAAGAAGAGAATGTTGGACTGAATTATTACATCGCAAGGCTGTTTGATGGAGACCTTGAGGCATTGCAGCAGATTCTTTTTGTGGCAAACAAAACCGAAACCCCAAAGCTCAACATTTCCATGCTTAATGATTGGTTCGAGGACGAGAACACCGATATTGACGAAGTGTTTAAGAAGGTGACCGATTTTTTATCAAATGCGAATTGTACGAAGAAGACGTACAGGGCAGTCAAGAAGGCAGTGGAAGAGCAGAAACAGAACTAAACCACATGACCTTTGAAAAGCTGATAGAAAAAATCACGGAAGACTGCTTCCGTTTTTTTGGTTTCCGGAGTTTCGATGAAGTGGACCGGCTGACGTTCCCGGAATATGAGCTGTTATGTAAAGCTCACAAATTGAGCACGGTGGATAAAGATATGTGGGTTCACAAGCTCGCCTATCTGAACTTCATGGCTAAGGCAAGCCGAAAGGCGGGAAAGACACGGACCAAGCCGGTTTATGAAACGTTCGACAAGTTCTACGACTATCAGAAGGCACTGGACAAGGTAGAGCGGGAATATGACACGGAGCGGAATGAAAGATTCCTTGCTATCAGTCGAAAAATGAAAGAAGAAAGGAGGGAAGAATGAGCAGTAGCGACTATATTGTAACCGCCGTCCTAATGGCAAAGGATAGAAATTTTCAAAGCACTTTCGAAGCGGCAAACAAGACAACGCAAACTCTCGGGGGCAAGATTAAAAGCGGTCTCGGATTCGGAGCGTTAGCCGGAATCGGCGCAAAGGCGGTTGGCGTTGTTGGTGGCGGGCTTAAAAGTCTTGTGTCAGAGCTGGATAATACCAACAGTGCGTGGACGTCTTTTGCATCTAACATGAGAATGTCCAATATGGGCGACACGAAAATCAAGGAAACACAAAAGGACTTACAGGATTACGCAAAAAAGACCGTTTACACATCAAAAGATATGGCGGCGACATACGCACAGCTCTATGCAGTTAACAGGAAAACATCACCAAGCCTTGTTAAAGGGTTCGGAAACGTTGCGGCGGCTGCACAGAACCCGGCGCAAGCAATGAAAACGTTATCCATGCAGGCAACGCAAATGGCAGCTAAGCCTAAAGTTCAGTGGGAAGACTTCAAACTGATTCTCGAACAAACACCAGCCGGAATGTCAAAGGTTGCTAAAGCAATGGGCATGACCACCACAGAGCTTGTCAAAAATGTTCAAGACGGCAAAGTTAAGACAGAAGACTTCTTTAAGGCGATGGAAAAGTTGTCGGAGGATAGCGACCTATCTAAGATGGCGCAAAGCTATAAGACGATAGGACAAGCGGCAGACGGCTTGACGGCTACACTGTCAGCTAAACTGGCGCCGGCATGGCAGGTAGTTTCCGATGTTGCCATTGGTGGAATCACGAAGTTGATGGGCGTTGCAGACAAGGGAATCGGTGGACTATCGAAAATCTTCAAAGGGACAGGAAAACAGCTCGAAAAAACAGCTGGAGCGTTTGAGCGGTTCGCCGGCACCCTTAGCCGGAACCAAGGTGTGATGGATATTCTCAAACTGACAGCAAAAGCCACGTCAGCGGCTCTTAACGCCCTTCTTAAGGTCATTGAGAAGACGTCTAACGGTCTGAACAAGATGATTAAGATAGAGCCTAGACTTCCGGAGCTTGCTATGGGATTCGGTGCAATCAGCGCCATCATGAAAAAAACAACCGGAAAGGGACTTTTAAGGTCCATGGGTGAGCCACTTGTTAAGAAGCTGACCACAACGGTTAAAGGGTTGAATATCTTCAAGCGGAGCGCCAAAAAAGCCACTGAGGAAGTCGGTGAAACACTGGCAGAAGGTGCAGCCGGAATGTCCAATGCAGGAAAGGCGGCATCCTCGACAGGTGAGACGGTCGCAAAGACAGGGAACAAGCTTATGCAGGCTGCAACGACATTTCTTGTTTTCGGAGCTGCAATCCTTGTAGTAGCCGCAGGTTTTTGGGTGCTCGCACAGGCGGCAACGACGGTAGCAAACGGAGGACCGGCATCAATCGCCGTGTTCGTTGGTATGACAGCAGCCATTGCAGCCTTAGCACTTGTTTTCTCCACTCTCGGTGATGGGCTTAACACAGCCATTCCGGGAATGGTCGCTTTTGGCGCTACAATAGCGCTTGTCGGTATCGGCGTGGCGCTTATCGGTGCTGGCGTATACCTATTATGCGCCGGAATCGTAAAGCTGGCGGGCGCACTTCCGGCGATTGCATCAACGGGAGTTGCGGCGGCTGGAGGATTGCTTGCTTTAGCCGGCGGATTGCTCGCAGTTGTGGCAGTTGCGGCGGTTGCTGGTGCCGTGCTAGTGGTTCTCGGGTCCGTGGCTGGCGTTGCCGGTGCTGGAATCCTTGTGTTACTGGCGGCTGGAGTTGCCGTAGCGGCTGTTATGCTCATGTTTGCGGCAGCGCTAAAGCTAGTCAAAACGCAGGTATCGGGCATCGCCTCACAATCCCAAAAAGCGGCATCCAGCTTGAAACAGATGGTTACAAGCGTAAACGTCGTTAAGTCCGGGTTAGGCGCACTTAAGAGCCTTGCATCCGGCGCAATGTCAGCCTTAAAGAGCGCTTTCAGCTCGGGAGCATCCGGGGCAAAATCGGCGGCAGCTTCCATCGGTAAGAATTTCCGTTCTGGCATTTCAAGCGGAATGAGAGGCGGAGTAAGCGCCGCAAGAAGTGGAATGCACGCAATCAATAGCGCAATGTCGGGAGAAGCCGGGAAGGCTCACACCGTAGGCGTAAACATCGGCAGGGGACTTGCTAATGGTATTCGTGCCGAAATTCCGGCAATCAGAGCGGCGGCGGCAGCTGCTTCAAGCGCTGCAACAGTGAAGATGCGGAAGACGACGAAGGAACATTCACCTTCAAGAATAACCCATAAGATTGGTGCATTCCTATCAATGGGTTTAGTTAACGGTATGGAATCCAAGAAGCGTGACATTAGCCGCATGGCTGCAAAGCTGGCGAACATGGCTACACTGAGTCCTAGCAGAATGGCATTTGCCGGAGATTATAGCTTGAACGACACATGGGACTATACAAGTACCGCAAACTACGAAATCACGGTGGTGTCCGAGCTTGACGGAAAGGTGGTATCTAAGCAACTTGCGCCTACTATGCAGCAGGAACAGAACCGATTGACCACCAGAGCAAACAGAAGGAGAGGTATCAGATAGTGTACACATTCAGAGATACCACGGAGGTGGGGACTTTATTGTCCCTACCTTCCGAGGCGGTAATGATTAACGGCGAATACATCGAAGATGAGAATTCATCATTGTACATCGAAGGTTACCGCACATTGTATACAAAAGGCAGGGAAAGCCTAAAAAAAGACCTTAAAACAGAAGAAATCGGAAGCAGGAACGGAACGAAAATCAAAACGACAAGATACCCGGAGCGGGAAATCGTCGTTGGCTTCCAGCTTGTCGCAGAAGATAACGAATCATTCCGGAGCGCCTTCAATAAGCTGAATGGGATTCTCGATAGAGAAGAGAGTCAGTTCATCTTTCACGATGAAGAGGATATGTTCTTTGTTGGAACGCCGTATTTTGAGGGCGATATCGAGGAAGGACGGAACGCCGTAAAGGGAGAGTGGACAATCTACTGTCAGGACCCGTTCAAGTATTCGGTCGATGAATATGAAGCGGAATCTTTCACGGATACGGACGGGAATACAACTATGATGGTTGAGTACGGTGGAACGGTCCCGGCGCATCCGACGTTCAAGGCAAGTTTTTATACTACCAAGCCGGAAGTTGACGAAACCAACGCCGATGATACAAGCTATCAAGGCAACGAAGACGAAAAGCTGGGCGAACTGGGTAATTGCGGATACGTTGCGTTTTTTGATAGCAATGAGCACATTTTGCAGTTTGGCGACCCGGATATTTCCATCGAGAAGCCGGCAGAAGTGCAGCCTATCAGGGTGTCGCAGGAGTTCACACAGGCGGGCAACTTTGGCAGCGCTATTCAGCAGCTATGGAAGCCGAATCAGAGCGGCACCGGGTATTCCGGCGCACCTCTCGAAGGCGGGTTCTATGAGTCGTATGGAGCCAATTCCACGCCTTCCGGGACTACCAGCGGGGCGATTATCGGCTATAAGTGGGATGCCAAAAAGAAAACATGGGTTTCAAGTCCGGTGTCTGACAGTTCAGGAAGTGCACCGAGCGTTAAATACAAGATGTACTACAAGGCGACCGGAAGAACAGCTAGTTCGGTAAAGCTCACGGTGGATATTACCGCCGTCGTTGGTTCAGTCAGCGGCAAAGTGAAGAAGAACTGGAAGAAAGCAAAGCTTCAAGCGGTAATCACGGTAGCGGGGAAGAGCCACACCAAGACAATCAAGTCGGGTGGCAAGTCATGGGGCAAAGGGTCCCACAAGGTGCCCTACACATTCACGGTGTCGGATATTAACCCCGGGACCATTGACCTATCCTGCAAGGTGGAGGTGAAGGAATCTGGAGCGAAAGGGTCAGCGGGAAAGCTGAGTTCTCGGAGCGGAAACACAATCACAATCCCAACGTATACCGACAAGACCCCGACCAACTACTTTTTGAAGGCAAGCTATGGAAGCGTAACACAAAGCGGATGGCACGGGGCAACAATCACAAGGGAGTTGCCGCCGGACGAGAACGGAACCAGCGGCGCAGAATTCTACAGCATTGATGCATCGGTAAAGTTTTCCATTGGGACAAGTGCAAACGATGTTACACAGTGCGGAATGATTGAAATCATGGCGCTGAACAAGAGCAATGATATAGTAGCCGGCATTCGGGCGTATAAGTCAAGTCGGGGCAAGAATGCGACTATTCAGTACGTATGGCAGAATGAAGTTGTCGACAAAACGACCACCTTCAACGCAGATAACAAGAATAGCAACCTTACAGTTAAGATTGAGGGCGGATGGTACATGATATCCTACAAGTTCGGGAGCGCCACGAGCGAATTTTATCCGTTCCCGGCTATTTACAATTTCGAGGATACCAACGTCACAAAGGTTGTAATTGCTGCCTACCAGTGGAAGGCACAACCGCCGATGGATTGGTTAGGTGTGAGAAATCTATCGTTTTATGGACGACCAAAGACTAGTGAAAGCACGACAGAAATTCCATTCCAGAACGGCGACATCCTGACGGCAGACGGAAAGACCGCCACGGTTACCATGCTGAGGCACGGAAGCGACGAAGGCGTAAAGCGCCCGGACCTTGGAGCGCTGGGGAACGACTGGGAAACGCTAGTTTTAACGCCCGGAACGAATTCAGTTCACACGTCCTATTCGGCGTGGGCGGGGCAGCAGCCATACATTAGGCGTTGCCGGTCCGATGAAGCGTATGGCAGAGATTATTATCAGCAGCTTGATTCAGACACTCCATACGATAGCGGGGTTGAATATTACAATTCATCGAAGGAGAGAGTATACCCGACCGAGGAAGAGTACAACGCAAGCCCGACAAGCTATTACCAGTTCATGGATGCGGGCACGAATCCGACCGTATACTGCAATTCAAGCGGCACTGTGTACAGCACGCAGCCTACATACGAACAGTGGGCGGCGAATCCGTCGGAGTATTACGTGAGCGAATCAACAGCGCCTAAGTTCTCAATGACATACAGAGAGGTTTTCATATGATTTTATATTTTGCGGATAAAAACTTTAAAATTCTCGGTACCGCTTCAACCAGTTTGTCGGGCGGCTATGTTATCACCGACGACACGAAAAAGGAAGAAGTGGAAACAGGAATTGCAACGCTCGATTGCACCGTTGCCTATACCGACGACACGAGAGCCGACATTGAAAGTTGGTGCCGGGCAGGTAATTATGTATTAGCCTACTACGGCAAAGACGATTCAGCGGATGTGGATATCGTAAACCTATTCATGATTACCACAACGGAGCTGTCTGTATTGGACCATACCATCAAATTCGAATCGGAGGATTCAGGGTTAGACCTGCTGAACAACCTTGCTAAGGAGTACACCGGAACGGAGCAGATGAGCGCAGCGGATTACATCAATAAGTTCCTTGAGAAAACAGGTTTTCGATTGCGGAACAACAACGTTTCGGCGCTTCCGAAAAAACTTGAATGGACTAGCACCGATACGGTAACAAAGAGACTTGCAGATATTGCGGAGAAGTTCGAGATTGAGCTTACCTATGGATTCAGCGTTAAAGGCTTGACCGTGTCGGATAGATGGGTTGATATCGCAGATGAAACAGGAAGGGACACAAAAATCAATCTGTACATCGACAAAGAAGTGAACAATATCACCGTAAAGAATACCATCGAGAACCTAGCGACGGCGCTTTACGCCACAGGAAAGGATAATTTAACTCTTGTCGGATTCACGATTCCGGAGGAGGATAAAGAAAAGTATCAGATTGACCCGGACGGAAACCTTGTGTCTCTCGAAGCGTTGACCAAATGGGCAAGAGTGGACTATTCGAGTAAAGATTCTTTCAGCGGCAATTTGTACCAGAAATTCGAATCCTCGGACACGAATTCACAGGCAGACCTTTACAAGCTGACAAAAGAAAAGCTGGATTCCATTTCGGACATAGAAACCAATTATGAAATTGACATTGCAGACCTTCCGCAAGGAGTCGGTATTGGTGACCGTGTAAACATTGTGGACGATGCCGGGAACACTTACATTTCCGGAAGAATCCTTGAACTTGAAACATCTGTCACCGACGGAACGAAGAAGGCTACACTGGGTGAGTATGTAATCAAGGATAGCGGCATTTCGGAGCTAGTGGAGAGTCTAGCAAGCAGTTTTGCCAATCTGTCAAAGGTCCGGGAGCTGTACACATGGATTGCTTACGCCGATACTATCGACGGTGACGGATTCTCATTTTCCCCGGAAGGGAAAGAGTACCTTGGTACCGCCGCAAATCAGTTGACGGAGGAAGCAGGAACGGACCCATCTGTTTATAAGTGGGTCAAAATCAAAGGCGAGCAGGGAGCGCAAGGAATACCGGGAGAGACGGGACCAACCGGAGCGCCGGGCGAAAAAGGAGACCCCGGAGAAGATGGATACAGCCCAACGGTAGACCTTAGCACCGGAACTTCCGGGAACACTGTTTTGACGGTAACAAACAAAACTGGACCGTCAAGCACAGAACTTAAGGACCAAACAGCACGGAACGATGCTAACGATGCACGGAATTATGCAGATAATTACATCAATTACGACGAAACCGGAACGATGATAGCAGCGGAAGCCGTAAAACCAATAGCAGCTACGAAAAACAACGTTCTACTCACCGATAAGGATGTACAGATTCGAGACGGTCAAAAAGTGCTTGCATCCTACGGGGAGACCATCGACATTGGCGGGGAAAGCGAACAGCATGTAACAATCGCAAAAGACAAAATGGCGGTAAACGCCGGAACAGAAAGCTTATTTAGTGTCGACAGCTTCAAAAGCGGCACGGAAATAATCAGCACTTGGATTAATACAGATAAGCTTACGCCGACCGAAGATATCTATCCGGAAATATCAGATAGCATCGCTTTTTC